CTATTGCGGAATGGTTATCGTGGTCTTGCGTGGGCGCCCGCCATCGGAACTCGGCACCAGAAGCGTGATGACGCAAACTGTTCGGCCGCCCTGCTGGCGGCTCGCCACGGAAAGAACTTCTCCTCCCGTCTGTGCCTGAGCCTGAGCAGCCGCGCGGGAGCAATTGCCGCCCTCCGCTACCCGAATCGGTTTCCCCGCATCGCGCGGTGAATACTCGGCGATCGACGTCGAGGAAAGGACCGTCAGCGCCGATGCCGCGATCGGTGTGCCGTGGCGCGGCGCGGCCTCGACGAGCCCGGCGTCCGCAAGAAGCAGCACGCTCGCGATCCCGATCGCCGCCAATTGAAGAAAGTTCGTCATGGTACTTCCGATTCAAAGTCCCGAACTTTTTAGGCCGCTCTCACTGAATGTCGAATGAACGGCGAGAGCGGCCAGCATCAACGGAAGGCTAATTGATCTGGCGAGTGGCGCCAATGCGACCGAGGATGGCCACGATCGCGCCGACTGCCGCCGCGCCGTTGGCGAGCGCCAGGGCCAGGGCATCGCCTGCTGCGGGATCGATGTGAAGCCCGAACAGGCCGACCGCGCTTGCCCTGAGCGCCACGATCGATCCCCATATCGTCTTGGACTCGTACCACTTCTTGCTGTCCACGCGTCTTCTCCTTTCGTCTCGATGATGATTGCTTCAAGCCGCCCGCTCAAACCACGCCTCGCGCGCGGTCCCGGCGCCGAATTCCATGCTCACCTGGCATACGCTCGCGCTGAGGCGGGGAGGCAGGCGACCGAAAGCCTCCAACTGGCTTGCCGCGCCGACTGTAACCATCGGCGTCGTGCTCTCCAGAACAAGGCTCCGGCCATCTTCGCCCGCAAGGGTGATGCGATAGAGCTCCCCCGTCTCTCCGAGAGGCACCTCGATCCCGTCCCATCGGTCGCCATCGGTGCGCGTCCGCCTCACCCAAGCGAGCGCCAGACCGCCATCCGTCTCGAATGTCGCGCGAAGATGGACGGGCGAGAGGGGGCGCATCGCTCGCAAGCCGAGCGCGGCAACCGCCTCGACGCGCGTTGCGGGATCGAGAGGGCGGCCGGTCGGAGAGATGCGCCAGTGGTTTTCACCGCCAATCTCACCGGGCCTCAGCTGCAATGAACTGGTCGCCTCGTCGAGAAGCACGAATGGGTTTCCCGCCGCCGCACCGGCCGCCATCGCGTCCTCGGTGCCCCCCTGGGCCCGCAGCAGCCCCCTGAGGAGAAAGCGCATGGGCGCAACCTCCTCTGCGGCTTCGAACTGGAGCACCTCCCAGTCTCCGTTGCCACAGAGGATTGCGGCGAGGTTGCTCCCCGCCAGCAGAGCGGCACGCGTGACGCTGAACAGCGCTCCGCGTTTCAGGTCGACCACAATCTGGTTGCCATGGTCGATCAGGCCTTCAGGTCCTGCACCCAGTGTCTGGGCAAGGATGCCGATGGTCGCCGGCCGGCTCGCGACGAAACGGGCGGCGTATCCTTCGCCCGTCGCGGAACTTTCAACGAGGTACGGCACGAAGGGTTTGGCATAGACGGCAAGGCGCGGTGCACTCCCGGCCTCGCCGTTGCTTCCGAGCGGAAGATCGAGAAAATGCACCAGTGGCCGTGACGCGACGACCGGTGCTCGCGCCACAGGTGCGGTCGAAACGCCAGCGAAATCCGGCTCCTCCCCCACACGGTCGGGAAGCAGACGGAGCTCGATCCGGCGTGAGGCCCCGGCCTCAATGCGCGTCACCAGCCAGTCCCCCGTCCGGCCATCGAGAATGGCGGCGTCGCCGCTTTCGATTGCCAGTTCGGCTGGCGACACGGCGAGCAACGCGGTTTCGCGAGCGCCAAGGCGGCTGGCGAGGCCGGCAGCGGCAAATGCCCGCGCTTCATGCTCGGCCAACGTGACAGGCAACTGCACTGTTTCCTGACGCAGTCCATCGCCACAGGCGAGCCCCGCCTCCGCCGCGGCCGTCTGGTAGGCGCGCGAGGGGTCGGAATATCCGACGATCAATTCCTGCGGCATCTCATCCGCCTGCGCACGCCGATACTCGACCAGCGGCCCATCCTTCTCGTCGACGAACGTCGACAGGACGACCTCCGGTTGCCAGCGCCTCAGTGACCGAAAGATAAGGCCTTGCCCGGTCGGACAGGCCACGACACCCGTCAGCGAAAGCAGTTCCTCGAGCGCCGAGCGCGCCGAAACCGGCCCGTCGATCACATAGCCGCCAACCTCCCCGTCGACGGCTGAAACATCGAAATCAGAGAAGCCGTGTGCCGTCAGGAGACCGGCGATGAGGCCGTCGAGGGGAGCGCGACCAAGGCGGCCGGTCAGCCAGTGGCCGCGCAGCCAGTTGGCGCCATCGCTCCACAAATCCATGCGCTCTGGAAACGCGGGATAGGGTCTCGCGTCCCATGCCCAGACATGGATGCCGTCCGGCTCGACCATCCGCCCTCCATAGATCGGCGACACCGGATTATTTGCCTCGATGAAGCCCTCCGCCTCGGGGTTCCAGAAGGACAGCTGGGCTTCGAGAAAGCGCCGCTGGATCGCCGGATCGCTGGCGCCGGAAGAGAAATGCGGAAGGCCACTTTCGGCCGATTTGGGGTCCACGAACACGTTCGGCTGATTGGCCCCCTTGTCTACGGCGGGGCAGCCAAGCTCGGTGAACCAGACGGGTTTGCCCATCGGCACCCATGGGCTGCGACCTCCGACCTCATGGCCGCCCTGCCGTTCGATATGGGCGTTGGCCCACCAACTCCAGATGTCCTTGGCCCGCCATACCCATGGCTTTCCGGCCGCCCCGTCGGTGATCGGCGTGCGGATGCGCCCATTCCGATCCGCTTCGCTGGCATAGTACCAGTCGTAGTCCTCGCCCCCTCTGATATGCCATTTGATGCCGTCTCGGTCATAGGGCGAAGCGATCGCGTCCGGACCGCCATCAGCCCAGTCGGTGGCGCGCCAGTCGGCCGCCGGCAGATAGTTGTCGATGCCGACCACATCGATGGCGGGCGATGCCCAAAGGCTGTCGAGATTGTAGAAGAGGTCCCCCGAACCGTCCTGCGGCCGATATCCGGAATACTCGCTCCAGTCGGCAGCATAGGTGACGATCGTACCCGGCAAGATGGACTTCACGTCAGCGGCCAGCCGGACGAGGGCATCGACAAAGGGGAAAGTGCCCGCCGCGCCGCGCACCCGCGTCAGGCCACGAAGCTCAGAGCCGATGACGAAAGCCGCGACGCCGCCAGCCGCTTTTGCGAGATGGGCCTGGTGCAGCACCATGCGGCGGTAGGACCACTCCGCCGGGCCACGATAGGTCACGGAAGCACCGGAGATCAAAAAGTCGGAGGGCTTGGCGGTCCCAACGAAAGCCGTGATCGCCGCGTCGGCGGCGGCCGTTCCGTCGGGCGAGCCCGGGCGTCCGACCTCAATGTCGAGCGTGATGCGCCCGCGCCAGGGATAGGCGGCCTGCTCACCGTCCCCATAAGGATCAGGCAAACCGTTGCCGGCGCGAATATCCATGAGCAGGAACGGATAGTGTGTGACCTTCAGGCCGCGCGCCTTGATCTCCCGGATGGCCCGCATCACGCCCGCATCGGACGGCGTTCCGCCAAAGGCCGCGCCACCACCGGCCCTGGAAACGAGGTAGGCGCCGGCCCGAGAGACGCCACCAGCGCACCATTTCTCGGTTTCGTCGCGCTGGCGAACCTCGACGCCCGGCATGATGCGGCACTCGCCGGCGCGGAGATCTGTTCCGAACCACGAGACCACCAGAGCAACGCGGGACAGTTCCGGCGCCAGCGCCTGAAGCTCGTCCAGCGAGGCTTCGATGTCGGTCTCGCCGTAGAGAATCGCCCGGTTGACGACCCGGTCCTCGCCGGCGGAAAGCGTCTCGCGCACGGGTTGCGGATCGAGCCCATGCTCGGTCGCTCCCGGCAGCAACGCCACAGCCCTCAGGTTCCCTTCGAGCTGCCCCACAGAGCGGATCACTTCCACTGAAATCTGCGGGATGCGGTTGCCCCAGCTTTCCAGCGGCAGTCGTTCGAAGACGAGATAGGCGAGGCCGCGATAGGCGGGCGTGTTGCCCCGCCCCTGTCGCGATTCGATCAGCGGGTCGGGCATCTGCTCTTCGTCGCCGCGATACAGCCGCCAGGTCACACCGGAAAGATCGAGTTCCTCTCCGTCAGCCCATACGCGCCGGATTCCCGCGATCGGCCCTTCGCTGAGCCCGATCGCGACGTTGCCGAAGTAGCTGTAGGAAGTGACGACCGTTCCGCCACCGCTGCCGCCCTTGCCGCCCTGTCGCTCGCTGGTGCTCGTCTCCTCGAAGCGCGTCGTCCAGATCACCTGCCCCGCGATCCTCGCCGTGCCGAAGAGCCTCGGGATGCCAGCCCCCTCGTCTGCCTCCATGATGCGGCTGGCGGTCAACCGCCCCGCCTCGGCGCGGCCGGTTTTCGAAAACAGCATCGAGTCGACGGCATATCCGCCGAGGGCACCGAGCGCCCTTCCCGCCATCGCGCCGAACGGGCCGCCGATCAGCCCACCGACGATGCCGCCGGCTGCCTGAAGGAGGATAGTCGCCATCGCTCAGACCTCATTGTCGGGAAAGGAGAAGACCGCGGCGATACACTTCGCCCAACCGGGAGACAGCGGAGACGACACGACGGCCGCGCCCTCATAGGCATGGATCAGCCGTCCACCCTCGTCGAGAATGCCGCAATGCTTGGCCAGCGCGTAGCGCTTCCACCGGAAGATGGCCACGTCGCCCGGTTCCGCCGTTTCCAAGGGGCGCTCCACCAGATATCGGCGTGCCGCCTCGATCAGACGGTCTGCCGTTCCGGTTTCCGCCCAATCGGGCGAGTAAGGACCCGGCCGCTCCGGCTCCTCGCCGTAAAGTTCGCGCCAGACGCCGCGAACGAGACCGACGCAGTCGCAGCCGACGCCCTTTCTGCTGCCCTGGTGGCGGTAGGGCGTGCCGAGGAAGAAGCACGCCGCCGCGAGCGCGCGAACGCGTATCGGATCGCTCATGGCACCACCGGCGAGCCATCATGGACGCCGTCCTTCTTGGCGATCCCGAGCGCCGCGTCGGTTCCGGGAATATGGGGAAAGCCGCGAAAATTGAGGCTGTTGGCAAAGCGGTCGCGGCAGGTGGAGAAGCTACGGTCGCATCCGGCGAAGAGCCTCACCGCGTCGCCCGCCGCGACATCTGCGTCCAGCGCCTCGATCACGGTGATCTCTGCTTCGCCTGTCCTGGTGCCCGCGCGAAAGCTGCGAATGTCGGCGCTCAATCCGCTGGCCGCACCTCCCGTCAAGGAAAGACGTCCGTGATTGAAGTTCGCGGGGTCGAGCGGCGGAAGTCCCTTCAGCCTGAACCAAGACCCCTTTGTCTCGGCCACGACGCCGACTGCAAAAAGGTTTGGCGCGGAGAGATCCATCCTGCAGCGGTCGTCGCCGAAAGCGGCATCACAGCGGCGGCGATAGATGCGCCCCTTCGGCTGATCGAGGCTCGATGTAATGTCGCGGAGCTCGGCGGCGAAGGCATGTCCGCCGCGCTTGACCTCGCCGAGGATGGAAACGGCCTTGAGGACGCGATCCTCCGGCTTCTGCCAATTGACGACATAGGTCTCGATGCGGGCACTGTCGTAGCGGCCGGCGCGGATATCAGCCTCGTCGATCGAAAGCGAGGACAGCGCCCCCTTCACCTCCTGCGTACCGGCCGAGAAGCCGACCTCACTTTCCACGTCACCGGCAGAAAGCCCGGTTGCTGCCTCGAACCGGGTTCCGCCGAATGAAAGCGGTTCGTCGTGATCGGTGAAGCCGAGGACGGCGCCATCCTTTCGGGTGAGCCGCCAGCAGGTGGCAAGCGTCGTCGCGACGCCCGCGCAATGGGCTTTCAAGCCGTCGGGAACGTTCCTCAAGGGCGAATCTCCACCAGCGGGATCGAGGGAATTTCGCCGGCCTCGAAGGCGGCGAGGTTGATGACGAGCTGGTCGAGATCGAAGCGCACCGGCACGTCGAACTCGAACCCGGCGGAAATGACCGCGCCGGCCGCCGGCGCGGTATCGAAGGCGAGAAGGCCCGTCTTCGCGTCAACTGCAAAGCCTTGCGTTTGCTCGATGCCATCCACGGCAACGCGAATGCTGCCCGCGACGGGCTTCTCGATCGGCCGGCGATAGGCGCCCTCGCCATGGCCATAGGCCTTCGATAGAGCAAAAGCAGATGTGCTCCCGTCTCCCGTCGCGATCGTCTGATCGAAAGGCGTCACCGCCTTGCCGAAGCGCGTGGAACCGTGGTCGAACGGATCGCGAAAGCGGAATCCCGTCAGCTTGCCCCGCCGTGCCTCGAAGAATTCGAGAACGGCGGCAAGGTCCGCGAGGCTCTTCACGCCCGAGCCGGCGTCATAGTGGCGCGAGGAATGGCGATGGCGCTGGTTGCGGTTCTCATAGCCGGTGGAGAGACGCACAATGTCGGTGCGTCGCTCCGGTCCGCCGCTGGTTCCAAGCGCGAGGCGCAGCGGAAAGCGCTCCTCGCTGAACGATGCGATCGCCATCAAAGCCCCCGCCGTCCGCGCGAGACGGCACGCGCCAGCATCGTTTGGATCTGGGCCTCCGACCTCTTGAAGCTCGCCGCGTCGGTTGCCGTCACGTTGAAGATGATCGAGGGTGCGGCCTGCCCGCCGGATGCGGCGGCAACGCCGAGCGAGCCGTCCGCGCCACGCTTCAATGGCAATATCGCCTCCGCCCCCGCCTCACCCATGAGGCCGATTCGGTTGCCTGCCGGGAAGTAGCTGGGGGATGCGACGACGCCGCCCTGGGCGAAGGGGAGCACGGTGGCGCCGGCCCCGCCTCCCGGCGATAGGCCGACGTTGCCGAGTATTCCCTGAACGAGGTTGCCGAACAGGTTGTCAAGCGGTTTCAGCGCGGCGTTGAGAGCGAGCGAGGAAAGGCGCAGCGAAAGCTGCTGCAGCACGGTGTCGAACGATTTGCCGCCGCTCACGGCCCCCTTGAAAGCGCTTCCCATGACCGAACCGAAGCTGTTTGCCCGGTTCGTCAGATCTCCGATCGCCTTGTCGAAGGCGGACGTATCCGCCTTGATCGACACCGTCATCGTGTCGTCCGTTTCCATCGTCTGACCTTCGTTGTGGTGGGGAGATTTGCGAGCCGGTCAGCGGTGGCCATCGGGAAAGCGTGCCATCAACGCGTCCAGTGCCGGTCGGCTAAGGGTTTGTCCCGGCTTCGGCAGAAGGAAGCCGAGCGCGGCAGCAAGCTCTTGCGGCGTCATCGCCCAGAACTCGGCTGGCGCGAGATGCAGCAGGCCCAATCCGGCGCCGAGCGCCTCGTCCCAGGGAAAGGCCGTGCCGGCGCCGGGCGCATCGACCGCCGGCACGGCTTTCAAGGGCGGGACGTTGGCTCGGGCACGGCTTCTCCGAACGCCGCGGACAGAAGCTCCGCAGCGATTTTCGCGGCGCCAGCCGCACCGTCCTCGATCCTCATGGCCGCGACCTCGGCATCGCTCACCGGTTCGCCTGCTCCGCGCAGTCCCGCGCCGAGGATACGCACGAGGTCGTGCGCCGAGAGCCGGCCTGCGGAAAAGCGCGCCGCCAGCCTCGAGAGGTCTTCGCTGGCAAAGGCGTCCTCCAGTTCCGCGAGCGCTCCCAGCGTCAGGCAGAGCGTCATGGCCTTGCCGTCGATCATGGCGCCGACCTCGCCCCGGCGCCGGTTCACCGCCGGCTTCATTGCGCCACAAACTCCAGCGCGCCGGCCGATTCCAGCGTCATTTCGAACGTCACTTCGCCGTTATGCTCGCCGGCGAATTCCAGCGCCGTCACCTGAAACGGCCCGGTGATCGAGCCGAAATCGGGGATCACAGCCTGGAAGGTGCCGAGCCGCCCCTCGAAAAACAACTGGCGCATCGCCGCGTCGGACGCCGCATCCTTGAAGATGCCGCTGCCGGAGAGCGAGGCCCGCTGAACACCCGCTCCGCCAAGCAACTCGCGCCAGCGCCCGGCGCTTTCAGCGTCGGTGACGTCGACGGGCTCGGCGTTGAAGGCGATGCGGCGGGTCCTGAGTCCGGCGACCGTGATGAAGTTCGACCCACCGTCGGGGTCGAGCTTCAGCAGAAGGTCTTTGCCTCTTTGGGCAGCCATCGGGATTTCCTTGTGAGACGGACAAAGAAAAAGGCGGCCCGGGGAGGACCGCCTTTGGCGATTTGCATGTTGGGGGCGTTGCCGCCCGCGTCAGGCTATGGGTTCAGTCACCGCCCGAAAGCGCAAGATGCCATGATAGGCTGGCGAATCAGGTTCCTGCCGCGCCTCGGCGTATTGGAGCTGAAGGTTCACGAGATTATGCCCCTCCAGCGGAAGATGCGCGTCGTGAAGCTTTTCGGAAACCTTGTCCATGATCTCATAGGTTTCCTTCTTCCCACCGCCTTTCGCCCAAACATGAAGGGTCAGGATATGCTCGGAACCGTCCTCGGTTCCGGTGGACCAATCCACGACCGCCGTTCGCCCGAGCGTCAGATAGGGAAAGTTCGCGCGCTCCGGAGTGCGGTCGAAAACCTTGGGTCCGCCCAGAAGCGAGATCACTGCCGGGTCCGTGGTCAGGGCCTGGAAAATGCTCGTCTGCAGTTCAGCGCTGGGATGGGCCATGGGTGCCGTCCTTTCACCGTGAGGTCAGTCACGCTGTGTGTACCGAAGTAAGGTAGTGCGATCCGACGATCGTGTCACCGCCGAATTAAGCATTTGGGCCGGTCGCACTGATCAATTCTCTTTGTCAGGCATCGTTATCGTTCAGCTTGAAGCTCGAGCCGCGCGAAGGCCGGCTCCACCAGCCGGAAGTTCGCGGCAATCTCGAGAGCACGCCGTCGATTTCAGACTCGGCTCGCAACGACCGATTCGCGACAAAACGCTCGGCGATCTCGCGGGGGGCGCGGCGCAGATTCTGGAGGCTGAAGTCCGCCCGCACGACGATGTTCATGTTTCCTCCGTGCAGCGGCAAACGAGATAGCGTCCGCTTTCGTCTGGGTCGTGAACGGAGAGGATCGTCAGCCGCCGCGATCCGACGGCGAACGCCATGCCGCGTTCGATATCGCCACGCGCCCGGCAGATGACGCGATGCGTCAGGATCGCCTCGTGCTGGTCCAAGCGCTCGCCGGGCGCCATCGTTACCGGCTCGACATGGACGGAGAGCTCCGCAACCTCGCTCCAACTTTCCTCGGCGCCGCCCATGCCGTCGCTGCCGATGAGCTTGCGCTGGAGCAATGCGCGTTTGCGCAGCAGGCCCGGATCGAGAAAGAGCGGGGCCATCAGAGGCGCGCCGGCCGTGCGGCGTCGATCAAGGCTCGCGCCGAGGGCGGGATCAGCGCCGGTTGCATCTCCGCCGCCACCGCGCCTCGGACCTCATAGGATGCGGCCACGATCTTAAGCAGCGCGAGGCGCAATCCGTCGGGCGCCACGCCTTCCTCATACCCGGCCTCGAACTCCACCTCGGCTCCATTGACCGCCGCCGCGCGCACCGCCGGCGAGAGCCGGATCGCCTCAATGCCCAGTTCCCGCTCGATCACGGCGTCCGCGGGTTCGAAGGCGATCGCGCGCCCTTTTGCGTCATAGGCCGTGACCGCGGTCACGGCGGCGAGCGGCCGACGCTTGACCTCGATCCAGCCATCGGTTGGCAGGGCGTCGAGACAGAGACGAAAGGTGCGCCTCGCCAGGACAGAGCCGGTCATCGCCTCCACCGTCTCGCGCGCGGCTCTGGCAAGACACGAAAGCAGCTCGTCCTCGTCGTCGCGATCGATACGGCACCAGCTCTTGATCTCGGCGAGCGTCAATGGCCCATCGAGACCTGGGGAAAGATCGATGATCGTCATCGGATGGCCCTTCCATGGATATGAAAAGGGCCGGACGTTGCCGCCCGGCCCGAATTGTCATCTCGCGGTCCCGTCAGGCCGAGAAGTCGAGGAACTTCGCCGCATCGAAGTCCTGGACGCCGCCGCCGACCCGCTTGGTCGTGTAGAAGAGCACGTAGGGTTTGGCCGAATAGGGATCGCGCAGCACCCGTACGCCCTGGCGATCCACGACGAGGTAGAAGCGCGAGAAGTCGCCAAAGGCGATAGCCTTCGAGCCGGCGGTGATGTCCGGCATGTCCTCCGCCTCGACCACGGGAAAGCCCATCAGGCTCGCCCGCCCGCCGGCGCTGACGGGCGCCTGCCAGAGATAGTTGCCGTCGCCGTCCTTGAGCTTGCGAACCGCCCCTTGCGTGCGGCGGTTCATGACAAAGCTCGCGTTCTGTCGATAGCCCGCCTTCAGCGCATAGACGAGATCGATCAGGGCGTCGGCCGCGCCGCCGGCGCGAAAGCTGCTGTCCGCGCCGCTCGCCACGGTGCCGACCGAGCCCCAGCTCCAGGCGCTCTCGTCCACCGTCGGATAGGTCATGAAGCCCTTCGGCTTGTTGACGCCGTCACCGTTGATGAAGGCCGCCCCTTCCTGTGCCGCGAACGCCTGTTCGACTTCGTCGCCGAGCCAGGCGTCGATATCGACGGCGGCATCGTCGAGAAGCGCGTTCGTCGCCGCCGGCATGGCATAGAGCTCCATGGTTGGAAACGAGAGCTCGGCGAGCTGGGGCGCGGAGGTCTGCGGCCGCGCATCCGCCTGTCCCACCCAGCCGGTCTGGGCGCCGGTGATAGCGAAGGGCTTCTTGAGCACGGCCGCTGAGACGGTTCGCACGGCGGCGATGGAGCGAATGGGCGAAATGGCCGAGAGCCGCCGGCCGATCTCGCTTTCCGTCTCGGCGGGAACAAGGAAGCCGCCATCGGCACCGACGAGCCCGCTCATCGCCTTTTCCTCGATGCGGCGCAGGCGCTGCTCGTCTCCGGCGCGGACATAGGCATCGAAGGCAGAGCGATGTTCGCTCGGTTCGGCGGCGCGGCCTCTGCCGGTTTCCAGCGGCGGGCGCATGCCCTTCAGCACGAGGCGCTCGATGCGGCGCTCCTGCTCGTCGAGGGCGCGGCCGATCCGCTCGACCTTTTCCTCGGTCAGCGGGTCGGCGCTCATGCGGCGCTCGATCTCGGAAAGACGCTGGTCGTTCGCCTCGCGGAAGCTCTCCAGCATCCCGGCGAAGCGATCTAACGCCGCATCGGCCTCCACCGACTGCGCGGTCTGGGGAGCCTTGGTTTCGGGCGCGGCGAGGTTGATCTCGGGCATGATGCCTCCTTGGGTGTGATCAGTGACTGGGGGGAGCGGCTGAGGATCAGAAGCCTGAGAGCCTCGCCTCGGCCTGCATGGGGAAGGTGACGACGGAGATCTCCCAAAGGTCGATCTCAGTGAGCACCCTCTTGGTTTCGCCGGTGGAGCGGCGCGCGCGGCGGGTGCGGAAGCCGATGGAGAGACCGTCGACGGCCTTGGCGGCGATCAGCGCGGCAACCTCCCTCGCCCGGCCGCTGGCCATGGCGAGCCGCCCCTCGACGAAGAGGCCGTTCGCGTCCTCGCGCAGCGCCGTCCACCGGCCGATGGGTTGCGCCGGGTCGTGCTGCCAGAGCATTCTGACACCGGCGGCGCCGCGCCGCGCGAGCGAAGCGAGAAAGGCGCCGCGCTCGATGCGGTCGCCGGCCATGTCGGTTCGCCCGAAGAGGCTGGCATAGCCACGCACAACACCTATCGGTGCCGGCGGCTCGGCGCGATCAAGGGCGCCCTTCATCGCCTGCCCTCCCCGCGCCCGGTCCTCATCGGTGCGCGGAACAGCTGCTCGGCGAAGCGCGAGAGAATGCCGAGCGCCCACCAGGCGCAGAGGCTCGCCGCCGCCGAGCCCATCATGGCGAGCTCGCTCTTGGACAGCATCTCCTCGATGCCGAGATGCTGGGCGATGAGCAGACCGCCGGGCGCGCCGAACACGAGCCCGGTCGTCAGGCCGATGGAAAAGCGCAGCGCCGCCTCGCGCCGACCCTGAGGAAGAAGATAGGCGACGGAGATGGCCGACCCCGCGGCGGCTCCGGCCAGCTTGGCGCTCCAGATCGCCAGCGCGGCGGCGGATCCCTGGTCAGTCATGGCGCACCCTTCCCGATCGCTGGATCGTCAAACGTCCCTCGTTCATGGCTGTCCTCGTCGATTGGTTGGTGTCAGCCGCGCGCGGCGGCCCCGGCCGCCACCGTTCTCGGCCCATAGCCGACGGCCTCGCGTTTTTCGTTGTCCGTCAGGAAGGACGCGGCGCCGATCCGTCTCCAGAGAGCCGCGCGCTCCTCGGCCAGCCCCTCGATGCCATCAGCGTCGAATCCAAGCCTCAGGCCTGGCTCGCCGAAATGAGCGGCGAGCCAGCCGCCGATGGCGCCCGTCAGGCGGCCCATCAGCGGCAGCACCGTCAGACGGAAGAAGGCACGGTTGGCCTCGGCGTAGTTGGCATAGGTGTTGTCGCCCGGAATGCCGAGCAGCATCGGCGGCACGCCGAAGGCGAGCGCGATCTCGCGTGCCGCCTGGTTCTTCGCCTCAATGAAGTCCATGTCCTTGGGCGAGAGCGCCATGGCCTTCCAGTCGAGCCCGCCCTCGAGCAGCATGGGCCGCCCGGCGCGCGCCGCGCCCGTATAGCCGGATTCCAGTTCCGCCTTCAGGCGGTCGAAGGCGTCGGCGGAAAGGTTGCCGCCGTCGCCGGGTGAATAGACGAGCGCGCCGGAGGGCCGGGCCGAATTATCGAGCAGCGCCTTGTTCCAGCGCGCCGCCGCATTGTGAAGATCGAGCGCCCCTTGCGCGGCTGAAAGCGGGGCGTAGCCCTCCCCGTCGCTCAAGGGGTGGAACAGGCGGATGTGGAGCAGAGGGCTCGTCTCGTCCGGTCCCGTCTCCACGGCGATGCGCTTGACGGCGCCGCCCACGCGGTACTCGTAGGCTTCCGGCCAACCGTCCGCCCCCTCGACGATCCGCATTCGGTCGGGTCGAAGCGCGTAGAGCGCGCGCGGTTGCCCGTCCAGAAGCGCCGCCTCCAGATAGGCATTGCCCGAGAGCAGAAGATGTCCGCACAGGGTTTCCAAGAGGGCCGTCGCGTCGGCGCCGTTCGGCCGGCGCAGCAGCGCCAGGATGGGATGGTCCTCGATCTCCCGGCTCTTGTCATAAAGCAGCAAGGGGATCGCCGCCGCGGCTTCCGAAACCAGGCGAACCGAGCGGTAGACGATCGGATTCTGCATGAAGCCGGTCCGCGACAGCCCGGAATAGGAACGCTCGCTCCAGGGCGCGCCGTGGTCCCCGTTGGAAAACAGGAACGCACCTCCCGCCAAGGGGGCGGCCTTGGCCTCCCCCGGTGCCGCACCCCTCCCCGTGGCCACGCCAAGGACGGCCGCGAGCTGTGTTCGCAGTCCCATGAAAGTCTCCTGACTTTTGAAAAGGAAGTGGCCGCCGGCCCTAAAGGCCGCGCACCCTGGGTTCGCGTTGCGGGCTCGCCAGCGCCGTCACCGCCCAGACCAGGGCGTCGAGGCGGTCGGGAGAGCGCCCTCCCGACAATCCGTCCGGCCCGAAATCACACATCTCGTCTTCCAGCTCGGCAAAGCTGCCGGCGTGGCGCACCCTGCCCTGTTCATAGAGCGCCGCCACGGGCTCGGCCCTCAGCCATTTTCCCCGGCTTGCCCGCACCGGCTTGACCGGCACGTCGGGCGCGACAGCGCGAATCACGGCCTCGACCATGTCGCCGCCCTGGTTCACCTCCGCCACGATGCGGTCGGCCTCCAGGCGCTCGTAAAGGCTGACGGCGGCGCGCGCCCACTCGGGCGGTTTCGCGCCCTGCCGGCTGGCATCGGCGAGAACGTAGATCGTGCCATCCCCCCCGAGCCCCGCCGCCACGATGCCGCAGGCGTCGGAGCGGTGGGTGGAGGTCGCCGGCGGATCGACGGCGACGACGATACGGCGCATTTCCGGCGCGGCGCGCACCCTTGCCCGGTCGATCGCCGCGCGTTCGAACAGCGCGTCCTCGCGCTCCTCGATCATCACGCCGTCGAGTTCCTGACGCCCCAGCCGCGAGCCGCCGTAGCGCGCTGCCATTGCCTCCATGAAGCCGGCCGCAAGGTTCGCGGCGTTCTCCTGGCTGCGCATATGCGTGACCGCTGTCCCGCCCTCGCTCATCAGCCGCTTCAGCAGCGGCAGCGGGCGCGGCGTGGTGGTGAAGAGCGCGCGCGGCCGCTCGCCCAGCCGTAGCGCCAGCTGCAAATTGTCGAACGTCTCCTCGGCATAGGTCCACTTGCCGAGTTCGTCTCCCCAGGCGGCGTCGAACTGATAGCCGCGCAGCGCGTCCGGGTCTTCCGAAGAGAAGGTCTGCGCCACCGCTCCGTTGGAAAAGGTCAGGCGGCGGCGGCTCGCCTCGAACACCGGCTTGGCGCCGAACTCGATGGCCTTGAGGCCGCTTTCGCCCTCGATCATTACCTCGCGGGCGTCGGCCAGCGTTTCCGTCACCAGGGCGATGCGTCCGTGCGGGCGGCGGGCGAAAGGCGCGAGCCCCAGCGCCATGGCCCGCACCCATTCCGCGCCCGCCCGCGTCTTGCCGGAGCCGCGCCCGCCGATCAGCAGCCATTGCCGCCAGTCTCCCGGCGGCGGCAGTTGGGAAGGCCGCGCCAGACGCTGCCATGGGGGCATCGCGCCGCGAAGCACGCCGGATGCCTGCCCGGCGATCTCGGCCTCGATGGCGCGCCATGCCGCCGCCTCGTCCAGCCTGTCCTCTTGTCCCTCCATCGCCAT